CTAACTCATCTGCATTGTTACCTAATCCTGTGTTATCTTTAATACCAAATAACATCGGACTTGTAACCCTATGAGAAGTCAATAGTTGCTGCCTTGCTTCATTGGTTAAGTATTCCCATTGCTTATGTGCATCGTTTACCTCTATACTTGTTACGGTAATTTCAGCATCTACACCATTAAACGACAATACGAATTTACCAGCGTTTGAACTGCCTGTAAGTTTATTTTTAATTTGTCTTTCAAATATTGTTTTTTCCTCCTCGCTTAAACTATTTCCATTTGGTATATTAATGATGTAACCAAACGATAAACCATTTTCAATATGGCTAACATAATAATTAGCGATTTCTTCTTCTGCCATAGCATAAGGCAAACCTGCTAAATAGTCTGGGTCAGAATAGTAATTTTTACCAGCTTTATATGGCTTAATTACCATAATCTCAATCGCTTCATTTGACGTGCCAAACGCAGGAAAATACTCTGGTGGGTTTTGGTTAACTTTTGCCCAATTTTTTGTGTACCAATAACCCTCTATTTCGCCATCTTCATTTTCAATCTGTGGTGCTATGTACTGCTTTGGGATATGGTAAATTCCGCTCAATCCTTTACCCTTGTTCTTAACAACTTGTATAGATGCTTCTCCAAACAATTGAAAGTCTGCTATAATTCTGCGTAAATCACGTGAACTTAATAACGTTCTAAACTTAACCCAATCCTGTATGTTAGATTTAGCATTAGTAGCTATCAATCCTTTGCCTAAAATTAAATCAATGTAGGAATTGATAATCGCAGCATTAGTAGGACTGCCATTGTATCTGTCTATTATGTACTGATAAAAGCTATTCTTTTTACCATTCAATACCCAGTCTTTAGATTTCTCCTCAACCACATCTGGTCTTACATAGTTGCTAAACTGTAACAGTCTTATATCACTCTTGTTATTGCTCATAAAAATATAAATCTTTACTCAGTTTATAATCTTGACTTTCTTGTGTAGTCGCTATAATTTTACCACGATAAACGACATTACTATTTTCAGTAATTTTAATTTCAAACTTCTCTTTATTTGTAAAATCAAAATCAAAATCAACAGTCATTATACCATTAATAACAACGTATGTATTCTCAACATCACTAACAACTTTATTCTGTTCGTTATAAAGGCTTAATGTAACATCGTTAAACGGATAGTATCTTGGTATTAAATCTATCGTATGACTTGTATCGTTAGGATTAACTACTTTCATATAATTAAAACTAAAAAATACAAATATTGTTATAAAAAAAAGGTGCTACTTTCGTAACACCCTTGAACATAAAACAAAAAAACATTAAACTAAATCTAAAAAAGCAGTTATAGTAGCTGAATCTAATTTCGGACTTAATGCGCCCGTTGTAGATAAACCTGTTAATGTGTAACCGTTTAAATCTGTTTTTGCGCCACCTGTTGCGCTATCGATAGTAAAGTCAATACCATCGTCAATTCCAACTGCGTTATAGTTGCCGTTTCTGTCTTTAATTACAGCCATTGGGTAACTGTAAGCAAGTAGGTTAAGTTCTGCACTCGTCGCTGCATCAATCTTTTTCAAAATTACAGTTAAAGTTTGAGTGTTTACCGTTGTGCCTGTGTTACGGTCTGAAACCATATTCTCGACTAACGTGTTACCATCTCCCTCTAACTCGTATTTAAAGATTTCTGTAATGCCTGCATTTATAGCGGTACACTCGCCTGCTACAATAGTAAAAGGATTTTCAATAAAGTTGAATAAAAACAACTCTTTATTACCTCCTAAACCATCTTTGCAAACTTTGTCCCGACCTTGTGTGATATCACAAATCATAAAATATAAAGTTTTAAAAAGGGGTTAATTAAAACCCCTTATATTATTATTAATTAGGCTGGTGTTTCAGTTGATAGATACCAAACGATATCCTCACTGTTATAATAACCTACGGCTGCACCGTAAACCATTTTACCTCTTACCATTCCTGTAAGTAATCCGATTTCATCCTCATCAACAAAAGATAATTCGTTAAAGTCAGACTGTAAACCAGTAGCAAATACTACGTTCTTTTTCTCGAAAATTACAATAGAGTTGTCTGGTAAACCATTTACTTCTGTTACTGTGTAACGACCAAATCTTACTTGCTTCTCATCAGCAGTACCATCATTTGCGATACCTTTAGATACTAAATAGAACCAATATGCTTGGAACACGTCTGGACTAACTGCTACGGTTAAGTCTTTACGTCTAATAGATGTTGGAATAGCAGCTAATGCTTTCTTTAATTCAGCTTCAACTGTTGATTCTGTAATAGCGTTTCCACTTGGTACAATACCGTTGTTAGCTTTGATAACACTACCATCAGCAGCAAACTGTGCTAATAAACCATTAAACTCGCCAGCAGTTGCAGCTAAACCAGTCCAGATATCTGTGTCTATCTTTTCAGCTTGGCTTGAAAGAACTTCTAAAGAAATAGCTTCCATAATATCAGCAGGAGCGTTAGGGTTTGATGCACTAGCACCCATAGAGTCCTCCGACCATGTTTGTCTAAAATCTTCCTTACAAACTTGGATAGGGTTCATTAACTTTTCAATAACTAACTGCTTTTCGTTTAAAACGATTGCACCAGCTGGAGTAAAACCACAAGAGTAGTCTGTTGTACCATCTGTATAACGCAGTCTGCGTAAGTTCATCTTATAGTTTACATTCTCTGAAACTGAAATTAGTCCCAATCGAAGCGTGTCAGCTTCTTTGAATGATGCGCCTATAATTGCGCCTGCTTCTTTCCCAGCATAATTGCTAGATACTGTTGTGGTTGTTGCCATATTATTTATTTCTTAATTTTTCTAAAATTTTACCTTTAGCGTTTAACTCAATTTGTTGTGGTTGTGCCTTAATTGGCTTTGCAGCTGGCTGCTCTGAAAACTCTACCAACTTGCTTTTTAATGCTTCAATTTCCTTTTGTGTAGACAATTGATAAGCCTTATTTTCTTCTTGGTATTTAATCATAATACTCTTAATCTCTGCTAAATCTTTTAGCGGATTTGCTGCATCGATTGTAGGTTCGTTGTTCATTTCTGCTGGTGCTTGTTCTTCTTCAACAGTCGCACTTTTAACATCTACTACAACACCCTCTGCATCTACCATAACGACCATATCGCCCTCTAAAGGATATTCGCCCTCTGGAAGTGGTACACGTTCTTCTTCTTCGCCTATTGCGAAAATTCTAACACCTGCAATTAGTTCTTCTCCCTCATATTCAAAGGTCAAAGCACCATCCGCAGTTTTAACCATACCTAGCTTAATCTCTGCTTCTTTAGTTGGCTCTGAACCACCTAAACGAACATCAATTTTGCGCAGCATATCTAAAATTTTACTACTCATATTTATCTCTGTTTTTAAATTAATCTCTTTCAAACCTAGCATAGCATCTACACTAAAGCCTTGCACTTTACCTGTCTTCACAAAGTTAGTCCAGATGTCGTCATTGTCTATTTTCATAGTTGCAACCCACGAACCTTTAGGATAATTAAACCCGTATAATGCTGATTTGTCTTTTTTACTATCTTCGACCAACCAACTCTCAACAAATGTCACGCCCTCAATCCTATCTACGTGTTCTATTGTGCTATTCTTTTGACTATTTGTCTTAAAGAAATGGTAGGATAGGTTTTTAATAGTATCTTCGTTAAACACTATATTAAACTCCTCGCCATTCTGATTTCTATAAATAGGCTTGTTTGGCTCTAAAACTAAACCAAGAAGAATGCGCTGCTCTTTGTTAACAGTCTTTAACTGTAATTCTGTATGCTCGTTTAAAGCAACAAACATACCCTCCATTGCTGGCTTGTTAACCAAAGAAATGCCAAATACACCCTCTGATTCTACTTCGTTAAATACGGCTTCATACGTTTTCATATATTTTAAACTAAAAATGGTTGTTGTTGTTATAAATTTGTTTATATTGCATTGTCATTTTTAAGTATTAGTTAATAGCAAGAAACCCATACAAGTTATTTTATGTATGGGTTTTTTAATATAATTTATTGAATACTTAAACGTTGTTTATCTCATTGTAGGAATACTCAAACTCAATTTCGTAATTTATTAGCCTATCTTTTTGGCGTGTCTTATACTCCAAAGTACGTGCCTTAATATTTACAGGAACAAATACATCGCCATCCAATACCCATACTCTCTCCGATAATACCAACTGCTTAAACGCATCGTTTAAAACTTCATCTACAAAGCCACTATTAACTTTAAATGAACTTTTGCCATTCTTGTTGTAGTCGATAAATTGATGGTTACCTAATAAAGGTTGACCTCTATCAGTTTCAAACTGCTCACTATCTACATTCATACGGTCAGTACGCGCCTTGAAGAATGTCAATGCTTGTTGTGCGCCCTCTTTATTTTGAAAATGAATCTCTACGGGTGTATATCTGCATTCCGTTTCAATGTAAATACGTATCGTTTCGCTATTATATTCAACATCAATATACTCATCGCCTAAAAAATCACTTTGCTTTACAATTAAATAACGTACTAATTCATTGCTATCAAAACTTGTAGGTGTTGAGAATGTCTGTTCTGTTTCGCTTGGGTGTCCTGTTATTGTTATCATAAGGGTAGGAATAAGAATGAACTTGTTTCTATGTACTGATTTGTTGTAATGTCATATCCCCTTAATATTAAGGATGAGTAAGATGTTATTTCAACAGATGGCTCAATTACCTGTGGCGATGTTGCATCGATTGTAATAAATTCCACGGGGTCTGGTAATCCACCACCTAGATTTGGATATATAATAGCAGTTAAATTAGTATAACTACCTATTGCAGTAAACACAACGCTAAACAAATTATCAGTTGTATTTGTAACGCTTGTAATTGTTATTGATGGTGGTTCTGGTGGCTCGCTTTCATCCAACACAATAGGAACTATGAAAGTACCTCCCTCTTTCATATTGTAGTCGTTTATATTCATCAGTATTTTATTATCTGGCACATCTGGATTAACTCCAGACATTCCATATCCATAACCTTTTACGCATATGTTTGTATTCTCGTGTTCGGGTATTGCACTTTCAACTCCATTTTGCCCCGTATAAAATACTTGCGTTTTAACCCATATTTGATTTGGACTATTTTCTAGATTAGTGAATCCATCTTCTGAATTAATAGCTTTGAAATTAAAAAAATCATTAATTAATCTGGATATGTTTATAACCCTATTCCCATCAGATTGCTCAACGTTATTAATTGTTATTTCATATTTTGCATCAGCAGGGATATCTTGCTTTAAACCAGACCAAATA